TAACTGAGAGCTGCCGCCAAGTACCACAGGGAGAAAGCTGTGTGGAGGAACACCGTTGGCGTCTGTGACGTTTGTATCGTTCTCATAGATAGCAACTTCTTCTACACCATCCACGTTCAACAGAGCAGCATACAAACTATCCAGAATATTACTTGCACGTTCAAACTTAGTGTTTCTAAACCGAAGACGAAGTTCTTCATCTGTTTCAAGCAAACGGCCAGCGGATGCAGCAAGAATGTTCGTTACACTATCCCAACCAAGTACAGGAGTAAGGATGGTATTGATTGTGTTAGCATCTTGTTCGTTAGGGCCATTCTCAATACAAACAACAGTTCCAAGCTTTCTACATTTAGAAATGGCTAAGTTACTTGTGATGGAGAATGTAGCAGACTGAAAATCATCAGTCATGTCGATAACAAGAGTTGTACCAACTACAGAGGCTGTAAGCAGTGGATGACTACCTGCAACCAATGCTTGTAGCCCCGCAAGAATCTCTGCAACAGTTGCATCAGAATCAGATGTGAAAGTGATGGTAGCAAGAGAGCCATTCACTGGTGTATAGTTGATTGTGTAAGCTGTGCTATTCTGAACAGTCTGTACAACTACAGTAACACCACGAGCAACACTGGGAGACAATGCAATGCTGTCTGAAACAGTGAATGTCTTTCTTGTATCAGAAGCCTGTACAGAGTTACCTGCTGCAATCAGTGTATTAATATCACCAGCAAACAAAGCAATGGCTGTAGTTGGTGAAGCTGGGAAACGACTAATACCTGAATATTGCACAAGGTTATCAAGAGCAACACCAGTAGCAGAGTTGGGATCAAGGGATGAGTAGCTTAGTTGTGCAAGTTCCCAAAGCTCTGCATCACCAATACTATCCAAGCCAATCAATCGACCAAGGACGGAGCTATCAGATGTGTCTACTATGTCCCCTGGAACCAAAAGATCCTGAAACAGTGCTACAGCTTCAGCCCTTTGAGCTGTTAGAATGTCTTGCAATCGTTTGATCACAAAACCAGAATTTGTAATTCCGAATGCCATGAAAATTTCCTAGAGAAGTGGGGTAATCGTAATAGGCTCAGAGATTTCCCCTGTGACCACTCTCACCCTGAAGGTTAAAGAATACTGTCTGCTTTGAAGTGTAGAGGAAAAAGAAATAAGCTCTTTCACTCCACGCTCTTCTAGGATCTTTTGTTGGAGGATCAAATCAACTGAGGCTTTACTAACTTTCTGCCCAAGGATATTCCAATAAGGAACACCATATTGCGTATTCAACACCCACTCACCAGTAAAGCAAGTAAGTTTGATGTACAGGCGTTGAGCAACAACTTGAGTAAAAGGTTGTGTTGTTTGTTCTTTATTAAGAGGCCCATTCACCCATACAACATCACCGTAGGATAACGAACCTCTGTTTAAATCAAGTAGTATGTCCACGCCTATCCTTATTATGGGTTAGATGGAGGAGGGGAGGTGCCGTGTACATGGCTAGAGAAGACAACACCATTAAACGTCTGTACTCCAGTCCCAGTGTAATCCCCACTGTGAGACAAGCTACCAGACCAAGTTGTACTACCAATAGCAATATCGCCTATTGCTGCTGTCATAGTAATTGAGCCACTGGCATCAAGAGTGAAGTTTGCACATTGCATATCAATATCACCTTGTGCAGTGATGGAAGCATTGTTGCAATTAATCTCAGCATCTTGGTTTGTATTAATTACAATACCACCACCAGCAAGAAGTCTTACTTCAGTTTCAGTGGATTCACCAATGTTGTGAACAAGCACTGTATCTTCTGTACTGTGTGTCCATGTACGTTTGTTAGGATTGTTCACTGCGACACTTGGAGGCTGAATGCCGGGAATAAAGATTGCATCTCCCTTATCCATCTTGGCAGCATTAGCCGGAGTGCCGGGAAGTCCAAGACCAGCTTTCCACACATCTAAGTTACGCATGGAGAATACAGCAAGTCCTGTGTCGCCTACACGAATAGGGAAAGTAAGACCAGACTTCTTAGTTACTTGGAAAGATACAGGAACTCCTAAGATCGGAGTTCGTTCTTTAATCTCACCATTTACAAACTTCTGGTTAATGGTTGGTTGTATATCCACCATCTGACCATTGAGGCTATCTCTGATTGCAACTACAACACATGGAATAGAAGTATAAATGTTGTTGGTTTGAGATTCAAAAGCAGAGACAAGCAACTCTTGTAAACTTGCTTCGCGACTCATAGATTATTCCTTCTTATTCTCTACTTTCTCAAGAGCGCTTAGTTGAAGTTCACTGTACCACCCGGAATCTCTCCAACCGCCTGTATGTCTCATAGAATCCACTTTAAACCAGCCAGTGATTAGTGTGTCTTCCAACTTAACAATGTCGCCGGGAATGATGTCTGGATTAAGAAGCATCTTGAGTTGAACACCCTGCTTCTTTGACTTATCCTTAGCACCCCTACGAACATCACCACTCACACGATAAGCGTTTTCAATCAAACCTGTATATTTAGAAATAACATAAGCTTGTTCAAAGTTCTCAGTGTTAGCGCGATCATTGTCATGGACATAAAGAACATCTTCATCCACTTGCCAATGCAATCCATATTTGCTGGACAATTCATCTAGCATCTCTTTAGGTGTTCCCATAAGAGGGTAACCATAGATAACTGGATTGTTCAGGTTGGTTCCGTTGAACACACCACGAGAAACGTTAGGGATAGCTTTACGAATATCTTCTAGTACGTCTTTGACAGTACGTCCAGGCGCCGTAAGTTGGCTTAATACTGTGTGATTTAAGCTAGTATAACCCGCCCCCATCTGAATCTGAGTTACCCTATCAGTTCCACTCTTGCGTGTCGTAACGTTGGTTATTTGCCCAGCAAACAGCCTTTTCATTCCGATTTCTAAGTAGCCAGCGGAGAAGACCGCAGCAGGATAATCAACGTCAAGGAGTTTCAAACTTTCGTTAGATAGGTTATAGATTTCTATTGCAGCACTATTTGTCTTATCTTTGTTGCTAGAAGACTTACTAATATCAAATGTCACTTGAAGACTATTGTTAATCAACAGAGCGTCACCAGATTTAGAGTCACCAACAATAAGTTCATACACCCGGTTGCGCTGTAGTTGCATATCAGTCCTCAGTCACATAGATGTAGAACAGGTTATAGTATTCACTAATCTTATCTGGGAACTCTTTGTAAGGTTCACCAGTAAGAGTGCCTTTCTTAGCCAACCAGAAATACCCTGTAAGGTTTGGGAGGAAGTAGTCTAGAAAGATTGGATATTCTGGTACAAGAGCCTCACCTGTAACAATTGGATTGTTGTCTGCGTCAAACAAAGAGATGAAGTACAGCCCAGCCCTTTCATTGTAAGTGAAGTCAATGTTGTAAGAGTTACCTTCAAGGGCAACAGACAGACCATAAAAGGATGATGGGTCTAGCGGGATCGTAACATAATTATTAGCCACCTATTTCAGCCTCATCTGCTTCCCTTTTGGGATCTACATCATTAACAGAACCATTCACAGAATCTTTATTTTCTTGAGAGTCTGTGTTGTTAGGGTCTTCTGCATCTCTTACCTTGCTGTCACACTTACCAATAGACTTCTTACTTGCAGCTTTAGATTTTACTGGTGTCTGCACATCTTTCGGGAGGTCAGTCTTTTTCAAGTATACAAAACTAACTTGCTCGAAAGTAATGTCAAAGTACAAACCAAAACCAGTTCCAGCATCCTCTTTGAAAACAATGCTGGTAATGACCAGTCGGGAAGTATCATCTTTTGGGATAGAGCGTGTCAGTGTGTTGTTGTTTGTCTCATACAGAGTGACTTCCTGTATTGAGTGGTCCTGTTCTCCAGTGAAGAGGTTAACCCTGTTACCAGAAATAAGGTCGGACAAGGTTTCTGCCAACACTTCTAAGTTAACACCCCTAGATGGGTCGAGAACTACATCTGGCTCAGATGCCGGCAGGAACTGGCCTATACTGTCAGGGAGAAACCTAGTAAGGACTGATTGGTCTGTACTGTTTACACTGACAGCAGTTGGCGCAACTCTTGTGTTATATGGTT